CATTAGTTTTAACCTATGCTGTCACAAAAGCAAAAGATGGTGTGGTTGGTGCAAATGGTGCTAATTTTAGTATTGACCAAGCATCTGCAATATTTAATAAATCATCTTCTGGTGTTGTGACACCTAGCGGGGGTATTCCTTTAACCACAAGTTATCAAAACGTATCTGCTATCACAGGGTATGTGTGGACGAAAAACGGCAATATCATTAGTGGTGTAACTACTTCATTTTATACTATTCCTATTGCCGATTATAATTCAGTAACAACAAACACTTATAGTTGCACAATAACAGGTACAATTAATAATGTTATTGGTGCTACATTAACCGATACCATTACTGTGCCAATGTTACTTGATGGGTCATCAACACCTACAGTTGTGCTATCTAATGAGAACATGACTTTCCCTGCTTCCAATTTAGGATTCTCAGGGATTTCATTTGCGTCAGGTTCATGTGAAATCACAGCGTATATTGGCTCAACACAATTAACCTATAATAATGCAGGTGGAGCTAATACGTTTAAATGTACTGTGAGTGCAACAAACGTCACAGTAGCGGGTGGAACAATTAGTGGTAATAAATTAATCCTTCCTGCTCCAACAGCAATGTCTGCGGATAGTGCGTTTCTTGATATTGCAACCACCATTTATGATTCAACTGGTACGGCGTTAAGTGGTATTCTCGTTAGTCGTGTGACCTATGCATTAAGTCGTGCTGGTATCAAAGGTGATACAGGTGATGCGGTTGATTTCATCTTTGTGCGTAGTGCGTCTCAACCTGCAACTCCCGCTGCGTCAAGTGGTGTACCTAGCTCACCTATTCAATGGTATACTGATGTGGCATCCGTTCCTGCGTCAACAAACCCATTGTGGTCAAGTGTAGGCTTTAAAGCTACTGGTGCATCAAATTATACTTGGGATACACCAAGTCGCATTGAAGGTGCTAATGTTGCAGAAATATCTGTTTATACTCGTGGTGTGCCTACTACAACTCCTACGGGTGGGACGTATAACTTTGGCTACGCATCGCCCATAACAAGCCTACCAACGTCCACTGGTGCAACATGGAGTGCTAATATCCCAACAGGAACGACTCCTGTTTATGTATCACGAGCAGTGGTTTCAGCACCTGCTGGTAATACAACAGCAATCAATATCACTGGATGGTCAACACCTGTAATTAGTTTCCAAAATGGTGTGGATACCACTGCATATTGGATTAGTTGCACAAATTCTTTAAAGCGAAACACAGCACTTGTTTATACTCCAACAACTGTGTCAATGAGTGCATTTAGCAAAACAGGAACTGCAAACCCTGTTGCTTATGCTGGACGTTTTAAGGTTTATGAAAATGGGTCATTAACCGCTAGTTATACCTCTGCATCAGACCAATCAACCTATGCCTATACACCAAGTGCAAATAACTTAACACAATTAAAAGTTGAAGTTTATTTAGCGGGTGGAACAACAACTAAATTGGATGAGCAAACTATTCCTATTTTGCAAGATGGGTCTAGTGCAATTAGTATTGTGGATTCAAATAATAACGTCACTATTCCAACAGCAAGTGATGGTAGCTCAAGTGGAACATATCCTAATTCAGGTACAACCATTCAAGTATTTGAAGGGGCAACTGCGCTAACATATACCACAGGTGTGGCAACAAGTGGTAAGTTCTCAGTTGCTGTATCACAGAATCCCACAAGCTCAATTACACTTGGTACTACAAGTGGAAATAATACGACATCATTTATTATTGGTAATCACAGTAATATGGTTACTGGTACAAACTCTGTGAGTGTTGTATTTACAATTACCGCTAAAAAGTCAGATGGAACATCCGTCACATTAACTGAAACACAAACAATAACTAAAGCCAAAGCAGGTGTGCCATCATATACTTGGACTAAATATGCTACCGATGCGGCTGGAACAGGCTTAACTGATTCACCAACAGGGATGTCATATATCGGTATTGCGTCAAATCAAAGTTCTGCTACAGAATCAACCAATCCTGCATTCTATACATGGAGTAAGATACTAGGTGATACAGGTCTTGCTGGCACATCGGTTTACACGGCTACAATTTATTATCAACCAAATCCAGCATCAACTCCAAGTGCGCCTTCTGGTGGTACATATGTGTTTAATGGTAATACATTAACTGCACCTTCACCTTGGTCTAAAACGATGCCTGCCGCATCGCAAACATTACCAACATATCAATGCCAGTTTACCTTTGTTACAAATCCACCGTCAACAACAATAAACAGTACATTAACAGCAGGAACGTGGTCTACACCCACTGTTGTGTCACAATTAGGAATTAATGGCTCAAGTGGTAGCACGGCTGTTAGGGTTTACTTAAAGAATTCAAGTTCATCTGCGGCATCATCTAATCCATCTGGAAACATAACCGCAACAGGTTCGGCAAACGATACTTGGTACACCAATACCCAAACACTTGTGACAGGTCAATTCCAATGGCAATGTGACGGAACATATAATCCAAATACGAATTCAACCACTTGGGGTCCACCTTATTTAACTTTATTTAAAGTTGATACATTATCAGCCTTTACTGTGAATACAGGTGCATTAACTGTTAATAATGCATTAACTGTTTCCACAGGTGGTGTGATTAAATCGGGTATGAGTAACTTTGCCACAGGTACGGGTTATTGGCTTGATTATAATGGAGGTGTGCCTAGATTTAGTATTGGCACAGGTGCATCTGGAACAATGTCAAAAGGCTTATCATGGGATGGTAGTACAGCTAAATTCTTTGGTGGTGGTACATTTAGTGGTGAATTATCTGCCGCATCAGGTACATTTGCTGGTTCTCTTTCAGCCGCAACAGGCTCATTTGCAGGTACAGTTACTGTAGGTTCTTCTCCCGCAGTTAGTGGGACTACTATGACAGGTAGTGGTGCAGTTTTGAACTCTAATGGTACTTTTGCTATAGGTAACTCAACTGCTAATATTAGTTTTAATGGGAGTACATTTACTTTTAATGGTGAAGTTGTAAGTAATACAAACTTAAAAGCTAATTCTACTTCAGCAATATACTCTGGAGCAGGTTCAGTAACATCTTCTTCTTGGTCGGCAGGGGTAAGTCAATACTCTGGGTCATTAGTTGCTTGTGTTCCCCCAACAGGTGGTAGGGGAAACTCTGGTAAAATAGTATTATCTGCGGTTGTTTCTGTTGGTAGTAATAGTGCAACTAACAGAGGTATTAAAGTTGGATTTCAGATAAGCACTGACGGAGGAAGCACTTGGTCAGATATGGATACTGCGTGGGGCGGAGCTACGTTTAGCTACTATATGAACGCTGCAACTTTTACTACGACTGATTTTTTACCTTTAGCCTTTGCAGATACTTTAGGTGGCAACCCTCTTTACCCTATCACTAGCACTACTACTTACCGTATCCGTTGTAAAGTTTCCTTTAATGCTAGTAATACTACAAGCCATACTTTCAAATTTAATCTAATTGCAATGGATTTATACAAATGATTAATTTACTTTATTACAATGAGAATGGAGAGATAGTTCAAACCTTTGGAATCCCAGAGTTTGCAATACCAGCTTATACGCCTCCAGAAGGTTTATTTAAACTAGAAGTTGATATGCCTATTGGAGAAAACACTCACTATGTTGTAAATGGTAAGCTAGTTGAGTTGCCACCTAAACCAGATATAACTTATATATTTGATTATAGCAGTAAAATTTGGGTTGAGAGTCCAGAGATAGCTGGAAATATAGTTAGAGATGTAAGAAATACTTTGCTAACTGAAGCAGATATTCTAATCTTTAAAGCTGAGGATTTAGGACAAGATACAACATTATTAAGGGCATATCGACAGGCACTTAGAGATATAACAATACAACAAGGCTTCCCATTAGACGTAATTTTCCCAACCCTACCACAACAATAGGTATTTAAAATGGCATCAAAAACACTTGCCCAACATAAGTTAATGCTCGCAGCAGCTAATAATAAAGCCTTTGCTAAGAAAGCGGGCATTCCAATGTCTGTGGCAAAAGATTTTGTAGCGGCAGATAAGAAGGCTGGTAAGTTTAAAGCTAAAAAGAAGAAGTAAAGATAATGCCCCGAAAGGGGCATTATTTATTAAGCTATATGACCACTTTTAAGGATACTCGCTAAATCAATAGCACGTCCATAAACTTGTCTTGCCCATTTTGATTTAAGCATCTCTTGTGATGCTTGTGTGAAGCGTCTATTCTCAATTAACTTAATTGTCTTTGTGAATTTACCTAATCCACCCAGACCCATGTTATACCCCATATCCAGCATCACATACTGTGACGTAACAGGTAATTGAGAATACCAACTATATGTCTCATGTAATTGTGCATCCAGTTGATTGCACATTTCACTCACAAAGAATTCCGCCTTTTCTTTTGACACACCTTGGCGATGAATAATCTTAATTTGTCTCGGTGATAATTCCAAAGGATTCTTTGTTAAGTTATAACCATATCCCACAGAGATATCGCCATTTCTATCATGATACGGCATCTTGCGATAACCTTCATGCTCACTTGTACCAATAACACACAAACTTAATACTGCTGCGGTAATCATAAGAGTCTCTCCATTCTTATTTTGTTTTTCATAACATCATTTCCAAACTAAGGAAGATGCAGTTTATCATCCGTTTATTAAATTTTACTTAAATCCAACATCTCTCAATATTTCATAGCACTTGGTGATATACCAATCATAATCTAAGTCAATAGGTATCTCCTTTGTTAATCGCATCATGGGTCTGCACTTCTCAGACATCGGCACAGTGTGACCCGTCTTAGCATAAATAAGAGCCGTATTAGTCGCTGTACTGTGATAAAAGCGTACAACCTTACCTAAGTATTCCGTATCTTTTACTGCGCCACCATCGACCTTACAGAGCGTTAGAAACGCATTCATTCTAGTGCATCCTCTCACTGTGTCTTCAATAAATGTTCCGTTCTTTAAAAACTCGGCAACAGCTTCCGAGCAAATCATATTAGATGTATTTTTATCAATCTCAAGCTCAGATGGTTTTGTGTAATAGGAATAAGCACCTTTACGTTTAATCTCACCATTGGTTTTAATGGCAAAATAATTATTCACATCACGACTGTGGATAGATTGATAATGGGCATATTCCATATTGAATCCAGTATCATGCATCCACTGTGAAATGATATCCGTCACAAGCTCGCTATTGCGTGGTGACCTAATTACCACACCATCTGTGTTAGCCGATACACATTGCACACCTGCTAAGTGTAATCGCTCAATAAGCATTAAAAGGGATAATTGACCTGTCACTGTCACAGCAACTAAGAGCTTTGGCGCAAACAAAATACTATACTCTGAGCCAAACTTACCAAATGACCCATTGAGCAAAATCTTATAACACGCATCAATAATTTTATCTTTTACTTTCTTAGCCTGAACACGTTTATCTAATGCGCCTTTATATACTTTTAAGAATATATTACCCAGTTGCTCTGGGTATAACTGAAGTAACATAATGATTGATGGATAATAAGAGGTCACATCCGCATCAATAAGCTCGAAATCATCATCCGAAAAGTGAGATATTGATTTCTCAGTTGAATGCAAACCACCTGAGCCAAGCTGATACCCAACACCATCAATAATAATCATTGTGTTTTTAAGAAGCTCTGAGCGCATCTTACCGCCCACAAATTCAAATCGCTCAGTCTTTAAGTCTTGTAATACTTTTTGAAGTTCTGGTGTTTTAAACTCAATAAACTTAGGTGCGCTATAAGTGATAATTGCATTCTCATCAACTTTACCTTTATAGATTTCACGACCTAAGAAACCTTCAACTTCTTTCTTGATAATGGCTTCAGCCATCTGTGCATCAGATTTTGAGCGAATGTCTAGTTTATTCTGTTTACCCACACTATCTCTAAGTTGTATTTGTGGGTAAAGAAAGTTATAAAGATAGGCTGTTGCTTCACAGTCATTAAGACAATACCTACGCACAATAGTCATTTGGTCATAATTTAAATCAATACCTGCTTTGAATGGGAGGTCTTGAATATTTGGGCAATTAAGTCTTGCAGCATATTGCTTTAATGATGCCTTACCTTTTGATACCTCAATCAAATCAATGTGGTCTAAATCAAGTTGCTTAACCTTGAAATGTTTTAAGACTTGATAGGGTCTTGATTCCTCCAAAATAAGCATCTCAGTGGCTCGCCATAGCTCGGAAAAACTTTTCCCATGCAATGCCATTGCTAAGATAACAGAGTCGAATTTGATGCCATTAAAGCTAATTAAGGTATGGTTGTTCACAAACCATGTGAGTAAAGGAATATCTAATTCGTAATCATCATACTTTTCAAAGTAATAGCATTTACCCGTGCGATATCCAACAAAGAATATTAGGAAGTAATTACCATAAATCTCAATATCGAACACAAGTTCTTCATCAAAAGGCTGATTGAATGATGCCCACAGGTTATATTGATATGACTGTGAATCCTCTAAGTTAGGAAGATAGTCTGGTTCTTCCCATGTGCGTGAAGGAATAATAGCTTGTTGCTTTTGTTTCTTTGGTCGTATCTCGGTTTCACCACCAAATAAATCAAAATGAAATTTAATATTTTCTTGAACACCAAAATACCGTTCAATCTTTGTATTGACATCATCTTCAAATACATTACAAATCAATCGGTATTCTGATTCTGTGATTTTAACAAGCACATCATCTTCTGATGCCAAATCATTTTCATATAGCAATTCTAAAATATTATCATGTGACCAGTCACAATAATGCGCTAAATCAAATGAGCTAATATACTTAGCCATTCATCTCTCCATAAATTTTAAGCAATAAAAAACCTTGAATTGATTTTATAACAAGTCAAGGTTCTCTGTAAAGCAATTATCCGTTTGGATGTATTGTGTTCTGTATAAACCAAAAAAGAATTGCACCCATCGCAGTGGCAATTGCGCTACCTGCCCAATAGATTAATTTCTCTAATGCAATTATTTTTTTTTCTAAAAAACCAGTATGCACCATCTTAAGTTCGGTTTCATTTAGTTTTTGTTCAAGATTATCTATTTTAGTACCAAACCGCTCAAAAGTCTTTTTTGTGAGTTCGGAGTTTTCTTGTGAACGTCTATCACGCTCATCTAATTTGAGAACGACTGTATTCATACTTAGTGCTATATCAGATAATTGTGTGCATAGCCGTTTCACTGTGTCTTTTATCTCAGTTAAATCTTTTTCGAGATTGTCCACAGTGGACTCCGTTTGAAGAAGACGAGTCAGTTCAGTGTTCTCTGGTTTGCCTTGCCAGAATTCACTCATCGTATTTTACCTGACTTAAGAATTAATGCTAAATCAATAGCACGAGATTTAACTTGTTTTGCCCATTTAGAATCCATCATTTCAATAGATGCTTGAGTTGTTTTGCCTTCTTCAATGAGTTTCAACGTGTGTTTGAATGCAAGTAATCCTTTAATACCTAAATTAAATGCCATATTAATTAACACATATTGTGTATTATTATCTAATTTGATGAACCAAGGTAATGCTTTGATGAGCTGCTCTTCAACTTGTGTGCAACAGAGTTTTAATAAATGGTCTGCTTTTTCTTCTGTGATTCCAACCGTTTTAAGTGATTGTAATTCATTGGCAGATAAATGAAGTGGATTGGCATCTAAATTATAACCATATCCAATGGTGAGTTTTCCTGCTGTGCAGTGATATGTTTTAGCACGAAAACCTTCGTGTTTTTTCAGATTGTCTGCTTGTATTTGATTAATCGGCATTTGAGTACATCCTTATAACTAGAAATTCGTGATACGGGCAAGCATACCACATATCACGAATTAAGTCACGGAGTTCTAGTCTTCTAAAATCACATACTTTTGGTCTTGAAGGTATTTAACGACATCATCGATATGGCGATTAAATAATCCACATAATTCTTCCGCATCGGGTGCAGGTTCATCGTCTTCAATCATTTGAAGTGCTTCTTCGTACATCTCAACGAGGTCTTCGTTTTCGTCTTCAAGCTCGTCAATTCTGATTTCAGCAGCCGCTAATTTAACTTCATTAACTGCATTAATGGCTATTTGTGTTCTTAATTTACGTTCAAGGTCACGATAATCATTTTTTAATGACATAAAATCATCTAACAAATCAGCGTCCCAACTATCTAACATATCAACAATATTTCCCATTTTAATATCCACTTGAGTTAAAACCATTATCACCACGAGCTGAATTACTTAGCTCACTAACCTCTTCATAGTTAATTAGATTCACAGGTATTGTGAGTAACTGTGCAATCTTATCGCCTACTTTCACATTATACGCATCATAACCATGATTGTACAAATGAACCATCACTTCACCTGTGTATCCACTATCGACACACCCAGCACCCACCTCTATGTTGTGCTTTACGGAAAGACCACTGCGAGACCAAAGGAGACCCACATAACCTTCTGGTACATCAATTCTTAGATTTGTGTGAATAACTTTACTCGTACCAGCAAAGATAACGATGTCTTCACTAGCATACACATCTTGCCCAGCATCAAGAGGGTTATTTCTTGTCAATTTACCTGATTGAACTTTACCTATTTGTTGTGCTTCAAGTGAATCCATACGGCTTTGTAAATCTTCCATCACATGAATTAAAAATTCAATTCTATCATCACTACTCATAAAACCCTCATTTTATAAAATGGCGTAAAACAGCTATTACGCACATTAGTCATTAGATTAAACATATATCGCACAGTGCCTTTATGCTCGGCACTGCGCGAAAATAATTGGCACATATCCTTACTCGGACAATTACTATTAAGGCAAACCTTCTTCATTGATAAATCCTAATTCAAATTGTTTTTTGGTTATTTCAATCAAATAATTAGTATTCTCAATCCTAAGATTAGTTAGCAATAATTTATAACTTACATCTTGTTCACAACTTAGAAGTCTAACCGCATAACAAATGCTATCCATCAATTCTTCTTTTAAATGCTGTAACCACTCCACTTCAGTCAAATCTGTTCGCTCAAGGGTCACACCATACTTTTTCAATCCAGTTTCAGCACGTTGCTTAAATTCTTTTTCAAGCTGTTGTGCTATTTTTTCTTCAGTTGTGAATTTTAACACTTCACAAATACTGTCTTCAATTCTACTCATAACGTATTGTCTGGTGGGAAAAATAAATAATGCAAAAAGGCAACGGCTAACATTAATTGCCCATATAAAACTACATCAAATGGTTGTTCATTCATTTCTTACTCCTTACACATCGTTTATTTGCATTACTATTTAGCAGATTAACAACATTGGAGTGTTGTAATTCTATCGCTTTATGGGTGCATTCTGCAATAGTTTTAAAATGTAATTTATCTAAATCCATCGCAGTACCGTTTAATGCCACTGTGATAATTATCCAATTCATCTATCAACCTCCACCCATTGCTTATCTTTCCAATAGACTTCTTTAAAAATGATATCATTGGATAACTGTGATAAAAATAATTTTATTTTCAACTTATACACGTCTGTTAATAATCCCTTGGTATCCTCAATCACAACATCAGAGCCTTTAAGATATTTAAAATCAGAAACATATTCTGTCTTCCTATGTGTCTTGCCTTTTCGCTTAAATCCATCCATTAACACAAATCTTGGCTGAAGCTCTAAATCCTTAATTCGTCCAAGTCGCTGTTCCTCCTTAAGAAATTCATATCGCTTTGCTTCAACCTTGGAATCAAACGTGTGACCATCCACAACAGTTTTAACGGCTGAGTATTTTGAACCTGCTTTACGTTTGAACATCATCGCATATACGCCTTTACAATCTCTTTAGCGATACCACTTCGCACAATATCCTCAACATCAAACTTGATAATTCCCACGCTATTAACATACACTAGTCTTCGCATGGCATCCGCAAGACCACTACGCTCACTGATATCCTGTTGGTCTAAGTCACCATCAATTATTACCTTGACCCCTTCACCAATACGGGTCAAAAACATCCGCATTTGGCTCTCAGAGCAGTTTTGAGCTTCGTCTAATATGACTACCGCATCGTTAAATGTCGTGCCTCTAAGGTACGCTAGAGGCTTAAATTCGATGATACCTCTTTTAAGATAATAATCCACAGTGGATTTGCCGAGTCTACGATTGAGAATCTCAATCATTGGTAGCATATAAGGTGCGGTTTTATCTTCTAATTCACCTTTAAGGAATCCAATTTTCTCACCTGCTTCCACAATAGGGCGTGTGATAACAAGTTTATTAATGTTTTTTAATTGAAGTTGCTGAGCTGCGTAGCTTAATGCTACGAAACTTTTGCCACAGCCAGCTGCACCGATACCTATTGTGATTATATTCTGTTCAATTGACCGAAGATAAGCCGCTTGTTTTGCATTCTTAGTTCTTACTTCCTGTGGCTCACGTTGATGATTCGTGGGAATAATCTCTTCACTGAATGCTTCCCATTTTTGCGTAATGTTTTTCTGCGCTCTTTTTCGTGACATAAATATCCTTTTAGGAAACCTACTGTGCCATCACAGTAGGTTAATTTCAATTATTGACAAGATTCACATTGTAACTTAGCTTGATGGCTATAGCCACTTTTTGTATAGATATAATAACTACCTTCTATTTCTTCATTATTAAACATTTCTTCATGAAGCTCAGAAATAACTTCTTCTGGTGTATCAGCAGGGATAAATAAATTCATTGATTGCCATTGGTCAATGTACTTATTTCTAATAGCCGCGTATCTAAGCAATGTGTGCTGATTCATTTCAAACGCAGTTCTAAATACTGCTTTCTCATGGTCATCAAGCCAATCACAGTTTTGTACTGAACCATTATCATCAATGATTTTCTCAATCTCTTCACGATTAAAGACACCTTTCTCACGCATCACATTCACAAGGCTAGGATTAATTCTATCCACTTCACCTGCGGCTGTTTGTTGCGTGAAGGTGTTTGCGGGTTGAGGTGATACGCCTTCAGATACACCACCCATAATCAATGCTGTGGATTTAGTTGGCGGGCAAGTATTGGTATGGGTATTACGCACACCATAACCTTTACACCATTCAGGCTCACCTAATTCACGAGCCATCCATTGTGTTGCACGTTTTGAGTCATTATGAATTATTTCCATCATTTCGCACATCTTAAATTGTGCATCAAGTGATTCAAAAATAATATTATTATCCTGCATATAAGTATGAAGACCACACATACCAAGACCTAATGCTCGACCTTTTTCTGTGAACAATACTGCTTTTTCTAATCCTTTGATATCTCTTGCTCTAGTTAAAAATTCTTCACAAATACAATCAAGGAATACCGTTGCCCAAAACACAGCATCCGTATCTTTCCATTCATCAAATTTAGCCAGATTCATAGATGATAAAATACAGGTATATGTATGATTTACATCAGAAAATAGAGTCACCTCATTGCACAATTGCGCTGCAAGTACCTTTAAGTCAAGGTCACGATACATCTGTGGTGAATGACGATTCACTTTATCGGGGAAGAAGAAATACCCACGACCTGTAGTCATTTTAAGTTTCAATGCACGTTGATAACGTCTTAATGCTTCGGGGTCATTGTTGTTTAACTTAGTCACAAAGTCATCAGATACATTCCAACCCACATTAGCATCATCGGGTTCAGCATGAATGTGGTCACAAAGCTCATCAAAATCATCGTGGTCAATTGGTAAGTAACCTGCCCATGCACCTCTACGAGTATTCCCTTGTTTCACTTCACGAGTCATTTGAACGTGCATTTTGAAAACAGGAACAACACCTGATGCTGTGCCACCATCCGCAATCTTAGCACCTCTAGGTCTAATCAACCCTAGATAACTCGCTGTGCCAAAACCTTGTTTGGTTAGAATTGCCACTTCTCTAAGTGATGAATAAAAACCATCAACGCTATCATCAATTACATTTCCTGCACATGAAACAGGTAAACCCTTATTTGTTCCAGTATTACTTAGCACAGGTGTTGAAGGAGATAACCAACCTTTCCAAAGCAATTCAAAAAACTTATCATAAGCAATACTTTCTTTGCCAATATGCTTTAAATGTTGTGATGCAGTTTTGGCAATACGCTCAAATTGACCACGAACACTACGTCCATTGGTATCGTATTCATATCTATCACAAAAGAGTTGATACCCACCTGTGATATACCAATCTGGAACTAAACCTTTTTCTTGCAGCTCTTTTCTTTCTTGTGATAACTTTGTGTATTTATTCGACATTTTTATACTTACCTTTAATTGTAAATGCGGTTTCGTCCCAGTTGCGATTGTATTCAGCACTCATACCCACAAAGAAATCATTAAATGCATAATTCTTTAAGCCTTTGTAGAAGTAATCAGCAATAGGATTTGATTCTACTGTGAAAATGTCGGAATAACCTAATTGGTTTAAACAAATGTTTATACGCGATTTCACAAACGATTTCATATCTTCTTTTTTAATACCATCAATATCCCCTTTCTCAAAAATCATATCAATGATTCGTGATTCATGTTCATAAATGGTTTCCGCAATTTCAATAATCTCATCAAGTAGTGCATCTTCACGCACGGCTTTGAGTTTCATCTGTGACTTAAGGGTTTTAAAAACCCAAGCACCTGCAATAGAATGAAGGGATTCATCACGCACAGAGAAGTTAATTCCACGCACAACACTTGTGAGTTTATTCTTACCTTGTGATTGAAAATGTTTTAAGAAGGCAAAGGATGAATAAAGAATCGCACCTTCAACAATACTAAAACCAGCAAGCGAAACTAAATCATTTTTATTTGACACAACAGAATCAATGAAATCCATGCGTGACTTTAAAATAGGGTCATTCACATAGTCTTCATAAAAGTCATCTGTGTTGATGTGAAGAAGCTCATTGATTTTATTATAGAATACTTTATGTACAGCAAGCTCAAACATACCAAACGTACTTGCCATCGCTTGAAGTTCTGGACGTTTAAAAGTACGCATGAATCGTCCACACCAGTAATCTGAGCCAGCCTTAAGCTCATACAGTGTGAATAGCTTTAGTGTTGTGATAACACCATGTTTTTCTGATTCTGAGAACTCAGTTAAAATTGAATTGATATCTTTTTCAACATTGACTTCATTGGGAAGCCAAAAGATAGATAATTGGTCATCTGTAAATTGGACGGCTTCTGGATATCGAATAACGAATGATTCTGTTTTTTCCAGTATGTGAGCTTTAGTCATTATCAAATACCCATCAAATAAACAAACATAGCAATTCTAGCCACTATACCTACACTCACACCAATTATGCCCAACATTATCAAATAAGCAATTGTGCCTTTTATAAATTCCATAATCATTCCCAAGTTGTTTTACTTTTTTCAATGTTGACCGCTACTGTGTCAACTGCTGCTTGTAAATCGTGTGTCATCGCAATATATGTTTTAGATATTTTTGCATCACGTCTAATGTGTTCACGCAAATAATGTACACAGAAATCAGCAATGTCGGTATTACTAAACTCACTTAAACTTGCCCTAATCTGGTTATATGACATTTCACTCATATTCTCCCCTCCATCTTCAAGATTGTGAAAATTAGAAACCATATGACATCTCGGGATCATCTAAAACTGAAATTATTTTATCAAATGCCACGTCAAAAAGACTAGCTTTATTTGACTGTGAATCAAAGTATGGTTGATTAATCCATATGTTTAAATCAATTTCTACGATTTCTGTGAATCTCATAATAAATCTCTCAATAGTTCTGGATGTTCTACTTGTGACATAAGTTGTTCAATAAAGGAATCCCAATACTTATATCGATGACCTTTTCTTTGTGCAATGATTGTTCTTAGTGATTGATAATTAATAGTCACTTCACGAGTTTGTAGATATCCTTCAGGTAATGCATCTTTTAATTCCACAATGCCAATATCACCATCTTTATATGATTGCCAAACTACACGGAACATATCAACAGCAATACGAGGTGTGTTGATTGAAAAGTCTTTATTTGTTGGTGCGCGTTTATTGAGCTTATGCATTGTACTTGCTGAGTTCTTAGTGATGAATTGATAAGTATCAAATTCTGCCCAAAATGCACGGGTTGCACGAACATCCATCCACACATTAATGCTGCGTAAGAACTTATTGTGACCACCATCTTTATTTGCTAGTACTTCTGCGCGTTTAATTGACTTATCTCTCTGTGTTTCCCACCATGCATCGATATCGGCTGATTCATCAAGATAGCTATATGCCATTCCACGCAAAGACCATTCGTAGCCATATTCACCTAGTATCTTAACGTACATGACGAATCCCATATCCTAACACAATTAAACCAGAAATAATGCCAAATGAAATACCATATGGTTCACCAAATTTAATGGAAATTGACATACCAATGATTAGGATTGAGCAAAACAATAGGAAATAACCTAAAAATATAGACATCACATCATCATATGCTTGCATTGTTTCTCCGTCTTTCACGCTTGGCTTCATTTGCTTGTTTCCCATATTTAAGATAGTCTTGTCGTCTTTTTTCTTTAACTGCTTGAGGGTTTTCTGCCCTTTCTTTTGCTCGTTTTAACCTACGAGCTTCATTCTCTCGCTCATATTTTTCTCTGCGCTTTGCAAGTCTTCTTGCTTCACGACCATATTCTGTTTGCTCTAATGGCGTTAAGACGGTTGAATAACGAATGTTCACACCTTCTATTGCGTTACCATCTTTATCGAATGCATAGCTACCACTCATCATAACTATTAACCCTATTCTTTCAAAAATCGTATCAATAATACCCATGTTAAATCTCAAAAAGGAATATCAGA